ATTTAACAGACAAAAAAAAGCCCCTGTAGATATCTACAGAGGCAATTGTTTACTTTTTTACTGTTTCGTTAATAACGGTTATTTTTTAACGAAAGACTGATTAAACAAACTTTTTGTTGATATTTTTTTAAACCGTTTGAATGATTCGTTTACTATACTAATCGGTGCAGTCATATTGGAATATCTATCAAGGTAACCATATATATATGTAAACATGTGGTTAGTGAAGTCATATACATTAGTATCATCTTCTAGCTTATCAATTAAACTAAATACCACATCATTATCATTATCCTTGACCTTTGCAGTTTCCTGTAAATCCTTGGATAATTTATCAGTATTATATATAGGTGATTTATCTTTATTTGATAAGATAAGACTTGACAAAATAACCTAGTGTAAATAATTAGTTGTTACTATTTGATAAAAAATATCATCTACATCAATCAATTTAACAATTGTACTATTTAACAGATTAATGAACTTTGTTGTTTCTAATCTATCATCTGATAATACATAGTTTAACAGATTGGTTTCTCCTGCTATACTATTAACGGTTGCGATCTATTCAGTTAAATCACTAGCGTCTAATTTGAAATCATCTAGTTTTTCTTTTAGATATTTACTATCAGTAATTTCGTCAAAATTAAATTCTGATAGGTTCATATATGAGAATTTCAACATATCATCATATAGATTAGGATTTTCTTTAATAGTGGTAATTGATTCATCGGTGCTAATTAAATGAATAAAGTCCTTGACAGTTGTTTTAAATCTACATGAATCAGTAATACACCTATTTGAATTAGACAATAGACATGATGATTCTTTGTATTCGTTAAATATCTGTTTAACAGAAGATTCGTTTTTCTGTTTAGATTTATCTTCTACAAATGATTTATTGAATGAAGGGAACTAAGTAATATCAATTCTCTAAATATATGCATCGCCTGTAATATATTCAATTTCTGAGTCTTTACCCATTACCTGAGATATTTCATAGTTATCATCAGACAACTAAACAATACTAGGATTAAGTTCTTGTAGTTCTGATTTAGACATATATAAAGTATTTGGTGATATAATTCTCATGCTCATACCAAGGGGGTCACCATCTTGCACTATATTAAAGATAACACCATATGACTTTGCGCCTTTGTTTATTTTAATATCAGCTAAAATACATTTATGTTCTTCGTCTATTCGTGTTGTTAATACTCTCCCGATTACATGTTCATAACCATCCTCGTCTTTGTGACCATCAAACATATAACCGAAATAAGGATTATCCTGTAATACTTTGTTATACTATAAACTAGCAGACTTTAACGCCTCCTAGTCATATATTCTATTATTTTTATTTTGTACGTCACCGAATGAAGAAGGGAAGTTTTTAATAACTAAATGTGTTTTAGTTTCCTTATATGATACTTTCCTCATTAACAATTCAAAGTTAATAAAGTTTTCACTTGTTTCATTTTTATTATATTTATTGTTTAACAGACTTAATATATTATCTTGTTTCATTATTACACCGTTATTATTTTGTTATTATATTATCAGCTTTACTCGTATCTTTTCTGTACATTCTAGTCGGTTCGTCTGATATGTTTAAATATTTTTTTATGTCTTCAATTAGTTCTAGTTTATCAAGCTTATATCCACGGTTATCACGTCCAATAAATCTAGACCCCTCTTTTCCATCAGCTTTTTTAATACGTTTTACTCTAGCAAAGATACCACCACCTTTCTTTGTCAATTCGCTTTCATCTATATGTAATTCTCTAATAACACCAACCCCATCAGGTGTTATAACATTATCACCAATATTGAAAGTACTATGTGTTTTTATATATACATTTCTAATATCTCTTAATAGTGCAATATATTCATCGGTATCTAACTCATTAGGTATTCCACCACCGTGATTTACATACACTGGTTTTTCTATTATTATTTCTTTTGGTACTTCAATTGGTACTTCTCTAATTGTATATATTTCTTTTGGAACTTCTTTAATTACTATTCTAACAGGTTGTTTTTCTTCAATTGGTTTCATTGCTTCAGCCTTTTTATATCGCTTGACAATTTCCCCCATTCTATCCTTGTGTTTTTTTAAATTCATTGCGTTACACAAGTCTTTTTGTTTTTCATAAAGGGCTGGTAACAAACTTCTATCAGTACATTCTTTTATTTCTTTGTTTACTTCCCTTATTTCATTTTTAATAGTTTCTAAACTTTTATGCATAATTATCCTTAAAACGTTTTTTTGATACTTAATTAATTATGTATAAGTAATTTAACAGAAAGGATTTAATAGATGTTTAAAACAAAAGAAAATACACTATTCGTTCAATATGAAAACAAATGGTATAGAGTTGGGTGTTTATTTGATTGTATTGATAAAGCTATGAACCTAATAGAACAGTATGATGGATATGTATTTATAGATTAGGTGGGAGATTATGCGGTGGTAGGATATGAGGCTGATACCGGATTAGAAACAATTTAACAGAGGCTAATAAATAGCCCCTGTTTAACAGATATGATTTTAGTGTTTAATAAATGCAACCTTGCTTCTTGATATACACAGGTTACATGATTTTATTTGTCCACCGCCACATATGATATCTTCATGACATTGAGTAGCTGGACAAATCATGTATCCTAATTTCCTTAGTTTTAAACAATGACTTTCATTACCATAATTGATACCGATAGGAGTAATAGAATTAATGACATTACAGTATTGACTTAATTCTGAGAAATCAAAACGATCTAATACTTTAGTATATGTGTATATGTTAATTGGGTAAATTTTATTAATTCGCATGGATAACATCGCCCAATTATCTACATATGATTGTGAAAAGAAATCACCGGATACATGTATTCGCAAAGTTAATCCCCGTTTACCGTAAACCAACCTAGTATAACTAGTAATTTTTTTGTGGTTCATGTTTTCATATTGTTTAATAATATGATCAACAAACTCACCAGATTGTGCCATCTTATAATTTCTATCCCATGCTTTTTTCACATTAGGATAACGATTATATGGCTTTCTTGCATAACAAGTATCTTTACAATCATTACAGTTTAAACATGATTTAACAGGCGTGATAGACCAGCACAACACAGATTTATCAAGTTTACTGTTGCCTTTAGTTAATAAATTAAGATGTCTCATATATTTTCCTTGTTATTATAATTTAAACAAGTTATAATAATATATGTTAGTACATTTGTCAACCAGTAATAATTTAATATAAATAATAAAAAAAAATATAATATTTTTATTGACAATAAGTTTATATAGGTTATAATATAGACATGATAAACAAAAACACTACAGGAGAAAACACCATGACCGCATCAGAAAATAGTTTATACGAGTTTATGATTCATCACATGAACGAAATCACCAAGAACAACACCACCGAACAAGAAATAAAGGCTATACGTAGACTTCTTAATGCATGGGAAGAGAAAGAAGACTCTAGTCTTGAATATATGATCGATGATAGTTGTTTAACAACAGTGTGGTCAAAACGTTTTGTAGGTAGTAAGTCTGGTTCAACACAGGCAGAAGTTTTTAAAATCTTGGTAGAAAGCAAATAGTTTTTATTAATATTAAATTATTAAAGGGGTATAGCTAAAAAGCTATATCCCTTTTTTTGTTTATTATCTAAAGTTACAACTCCGCACGTTAATACGGTGTCTAATTCTTCCTAAAATACTATCTCTATTTGAATATCTTTCGATAACGTTTGGAACAAAGAATAGTTTTTTACCACTCCTATCTAAATAGTGATAGTCTCCTGCTCTTGCTTTATAATATAACATTTTTAATATGGTGCTAATTTCTCTTGATATATATCCATACGTATCAACATCGGTGTCATAATCAACATCTATTAATATTTCCATCATACCTTGTGAACTATTACCAGTTGTATTACCTTCTGATAATGTAACAAAATATGAAAACTTTTTAACACTATCATCTGTTACTAATAACGTTTTAAGGCTTGTTAATGTGTCATTTACCATAACATCGCCACGGTGATAATCATCTGGGCGCAATATAAATAACACAGGAATTATATTACTAGGTAAACTGTTTATATCTTCCCACTTTGTTACGAATTTAAAACTCATTCCGTTTAGGTAGTCACTAGGGAACACAGAGCTATCAAACCATGATACTGTTTCACCTAGCATTTCACCATTTTTTAAATATTGATATAGGTCTTTAGTTATTTCTTTTAAATAATTCATTTATTTCTCCCTATTAAAACATAAAATTAAAGAATACATTTTTCTTTCGTTTGAATGCTTTTAGGTATTTATCTTTTAATTTATTCATTTCTGATAAAAAGTTTGCACTAGTGCTTGTTTGTGACAAGTTATTTAATGCGGTTGCATAACTTTCTAATTTATTTGAAAATGAAACACTTAATCCACCCAATGACACACTGGCAATTGATTCAACACCGCCACTTGTCATATCATCTTGAGCAGAACTATACATTAGTTCAAATACCTTTTTGTTCATTTCCATTACATCACCGAAATTCCTGTTAATAATGAAATCAATAAACTTATAACAGGCATATGGTCGTAATACTGAATAAATGTGCTCTGGTATGCTTGCAGGATTAACAACTCTTTCACATAATGTAAATATTACATAATCTTTATCAATTGTTACATATTCCCCTGTAGTATCAACGACTATCATTGGTTTCTTTGGGGTATAGTAACTTGACATGCTGTTAACATATTCGTTTGCTAGTTGAATTGCAAATCCCTCATCAAGAGATATAAAACCATCTAACATTTCCGCATCAACCATATAAGAATACAATAATGATAACTTATTCTTTATTGGTAACATCATTTTCATTTCAAGAAAGTCTTCATCTATATCACTAATATATAATTTATATTTGCCGTTTACCGTATTAAGTAAATCAAGTTTATATGCGGTTGTTCTTAATAAAGGAAAGTCACTTGCAAATGTTGTTAATATAAAGGCAATAACGTCAGTCATTTCACTATTATCCATTCCTGATAACAATTTGTCAAATGTCAGTGCTAATTCGTCTTTCAAATCTTCTATAGTTTTCATCTATAAAAACCTCATTTTATTAAATATATAATTGTTATTTAATTAATTATAAAAAGAATAAACTGTTTAACAGGGATTTATTATGACAAAAAAAGAAAAAGAGAAGCTAATTACACTTATTAAACGCCTTCGTTTCTTGGAAAAGAAGGGTGATTTAAATGGAGTTGATAAATTGTGGTTAGCTGGTTTAATGTCTGGTGAAAAAACACTTAAGGATATTGAAGACGAAAAGGAACGATGTAGAGAGGATTATATTTATTTTATTAACTATTATATATAGGTAAAAAATAAGTTTGATGACCCGGAAACGATACCACAAATATTAAAAGACAGATGCATGGGTGATATGATTAAGTTTGTATTATATGACATTCAGGAAGAACTAGCTCACGCAATATTTAATGATGATAAAGTAATCAGTACGAAATCAAGACAGATAGGATTTACAACTACTACGTTAGCATGTTCGTTATAGCTTTTGACATTTCAAAATAACAAAACGGTATTGTTATATTCTAAAACAGAAAAGGATGCGATTGAAACATTAACAGAATTAAAGTTTATGTATGATTCTCTACCGTTCTTTTTAAGACGTTCATGTTTAAAACGAAATGAAAAACAATTGATTTTAGGTAATAACAGAAATTCATCTAAGATTAATGCACAAACATCTGGTAGGCAATCTGGTCGTTCTCAATCTGCAACCTAGTTAATAGCTGATGAGGCCGACTATATAGAAGGAATAGAGTCTATTTATAAGGCCGCATTATTTACTATCTCCGCAACAAAAGGTAAAATTATTGTATTATCCACCCCTAATCTATATGGTTCTTGGTTTTATAAAATGATTCAATCATCACGCAAAAAGGAGAATGGATTTACTTTAATTGAAGGGGCATAGGACACAATTCCATATCGTGATCAGGCATAGTATGAAGAACAATGCAAGCTTTTAAACTATGAAAAGAAGTCAATGGATACGGAGTTAAATATGAAATAGATATTACCTAATGAAACTTATTTCCATGATGATAAATTACAAGCTATTAAGGAACAAAAAGAAATAGATATTATAGAGGATATTGTAAAAATATATTATAAACGTAGTTTAACAGATGACTATTTATTATCTGTTGACGTGCAAGAGGAAGGAAGTCACTATAATGCATTATCTATATATAATTTAACAAAGTCACGGTTAGAGGGCACCTGTTTAACACGTCTTAGCTTATATGATACGCTGATAGAAGTATCTAAAATATATACTAATGAAAAAACAGATCAACGTGCAAAGATAATGATTGAAAGGAATAGAGGTTTCTATTTAATTAAGAAGTTTGAAGAAAATGGACTTGATTATTTACTATTACCTAATATTCGTTATGTAAAGAAAACAGATAGCTATGAATTCGATTTAGATAATGATGGTAAACCATTAAAACTTGGATTTGTTACCACAGATTCAACAAGACGAAAAGCGTTAGTAACACTATCTGAATTCATGTATAAATCAGACAAATTACCCGCTGATTTAATAGATGAGGCCACAAAGTTTGTAATAAAGGGAAGGGGTAAACCAGTTGGATTAGAGCATGATGATTTAATTATGTCTACTGCTATAGGTGTATTTACACATGAGATATTAAAACAAGCAGAAGAAAAGAAAAAAGGAAGTAAAAAGCTTACTAGATTTTTAAAAGAATACTAGAAACAAAATACAAACAAGTACAAGGATGCTGAAAAGAAATTAAGGGGGGAGGTTCACGAAACAATTAAAAACACGGTATTAAGACAATATTTAATTGCTCAAGATACTGGATTAGTTGGATTAGATTTGCAGTTATATGAAGAACTACAGAAGAACAAAACAGAAAACAAAATTACTAATGCCATGAGAGCATTGATTTAACAGAAGGGGATTTAATCCCCTTCTTTTATATCCACATATTTTTCTATAACCTTTGCGAGGTCAATTGTAAACTGATCAAAAGATTCATTGTACTCTGGTGCATTATTAAAATTATAGCGAGGGATTAGTTTTAATTCATTAATTACTTTTTCAAACCCCTTTATTCCCACGTTTCTGTCACCGATACAAGATCGTACAATATTAACGGCAATTAAAAGGCTATCTGCTCTTTTCATGCTTCAAATTCTCCTGTGATATTGTTTAGTTTGTATTTTGATACTTCAATAACGGTTTTTTGATAATCTAAAAACATTTTAAAAACTTTACTGGTGTTTTTACTGGACTGTACTTGTTGGCAAGTTTTTAAAATTTCATTAGCCCGTTTAATTGCAAGCTCCCTAGCTTCTCGTTCAGTTGTTCCCCTGACCAGATTATTAGGGATGTATAAATGTCCTTTGTTATTAACGACATTTATTCTATATTCATGATGTACTATGGTTGCCTTGTCAGTTGACATTATTAAACCTCCTGTAATCTGATTTGTTCAACAAGCTTGTATCCATCTGCCATTTTTTTACCAGTTGCATTTGCAATAATATTCATTGCGGTTGCTCTATCACCTTTATAACTGGCAGTGTTAACATCATCACGACCAACCAGCAAGGGAACGTTTCTTTTGATTCTGTAGACTGTAATACTTCTGTTATAATGTCTTCTTTTAAACCATTTAGGGTCAGTTTGAACAACATAAATATAGGATTCCATAGTAATTCCTTATAGTAGAGGTTTACTATCCCTCTTAATTAAGAGGGATAGTTTAACAGATAGTTATTCAAAAAACAATTCATTAGCAAGATCAAGATCAATTACATAGTCATCTTCAATCTCATCAGCAAAACCAGTTGGTGTATCAAAATCAAAGGTTTCTTCTACAAGTTGGGTGTAATCGAAATCTGCCATGGTGTGTTCCTCCTGTTAAAGTTGAATTGTTTTACACTCTTTATATAAATAATATACTATTTGTATTATTGTTTGTCAATAAAAAATATTATATTTTTTTCAGATAATTTTTAATAGTTTTAATCTGAGCAGATGCTAATACAGTTTTCCAATCTATACCACTAGCACCCAATCCAACCTCAACAAGATTAAAAATAAACCCATTAGTTGATTTAATTTGAAATTCTCTATTGCATTTAATAACACGAACAAAGTAAGTCTCATCACCAAAAGTATTATCTATTGTTGGTTGATATGCATGGTGAA